TGGGGATGACAGCATAAACTTACAGAACCTACCCAGCAGAGGCGAAGACGCTAAACAACTTAAGCGAAGCATAAAAGCTCCCGAAGGGTACATGGTTATTGACTGTGACTCCTCTCAGATTGAAGCTAGGGTGTTGGCATGGTTAGCAGAACAAGAAGACTTAGTGACCGCGTTTACTAAGGGTGAAGATGTATACAAGCAGATGGCATCAAAGATATACGATATCCCTGAAGAGGAAGTAACTAAAGAGCAACGCTTTGTAGGTAAGTCTACGATACTAGGTGCAGGTTACGGCATGGGTGCAGTCAGGTTTAAAGAGCAGCTACGCATATTTGGGGTAGAGGTTAAGTTAGACGAGGCCAGAAGGATTATTGAGGTCTATCGGGATACTAACTGGAAGGTATGTCACTTATGGCGTAACGCTCAGAATGCTTTGGTAGATATGTTTAACGGCAAAGCAGTCAGCTTTGGTAGGGACAAACTCTTAAAGAATGTCCCGGCAGGGGTAGGCGCAGAGATAAAGAACTGTGGGTTTACGTTACCGTCTGGACTGATACTACGTTACGAAGACATGGTATGTGAAGAGACAGCTAAAGGCCCACAGTTTTCTTACAAGACTCGTGACGGTAGGACTAAGATATACGGCGGTAAGGTTATAGAGAACCTATGCCAAGCCTTGGCACGGATAATTATTGCCGAACAGATGGTCAAGGTAGCTAGGAAGTACCGTATTGTACTGACAGTGCATGACAGCATTGGTGCCTTAGTGCCAGTTGATGAGGTAGTAGAAGGCCAGATATTTATTGAGAAGTGTATGCGGCGTATACCTACATGGGCAGAGGGCTTACCCCTTGAGTGTGAGTCAGGGTTTGCAGATAACTACGGGGATGCAGGATGAGTAAGGCAGTGACCGCAGCACCTTGGTCTTACTCGAAACTTAAGTCTTTCGAGACTTGTCCTAGGCAGTTCTACCACGTAAAGGTAATAGCTGAATACCCGGAGTCTACTAACGAGGCTATGTTCTACGGTAACAAGTTACACAAAGCATCAGAACTATATGTCCGTGACAGAGAAGAGCTAGGGGAAGACTTTGAGTTCCTTAAGCCTACCTTGGATAGCCTCATGGCTAAGGGTGACTTCCGACTGTGTGAATACAAGATGGGCCTTACCGTAGACTTAGAAGCCTGTGGGTTTTTTAGTCCCGATGTATGGTGGCGAGGCATCATAGACCTGCTGATACTAGATGCAGATAATGGGGTAGCACGGGTAATAGACTATAAGTCAGGTAAGGATAAGTACGCAGATGTTACTCAACTTGAGCTTATGGCGATGGCTGTGTTCAAACATTTCCCTGCGGTCAAGACAGTTAAAGGGGCACTGCTATTTGTAGTCGCCGGTAGTATAGTAAACGAGACCTACAAGGTCAGTGACGAAGCGGTACTGTGGGACAAATGGAACGGTAAGTTTGCCCAGATGGATACTGCATTTGATAGTGATGTGTGGAACCCCAACCCCAGCGGCCTGTGCTACAAACATTGCCCTGTGCTTGAGTGTTCCCACAACGGGAGGAACTAATGGCATATACAAAGACACCTAGACCCTACAAGAAAGAGTACCAACAATCACTTACCCGTGGGGAGCATGAAGGCAGGATGGAGCGCCAACGTGCCAGACGGGATTACGATAAGCGAGGGGTTGATCGCACTGGTAAAGATATAAGCCATACCAAGCCGATCAGTAAGGGTGGCACAAACAAGGACGGGACAAAGTTAGCTTCCCGCAGTAAAAACCGAGCGGCAGGTGGGGCCATGTCAAAACCCCGTGCATAAAAGTAATTAGTATCAAGGAATAGTATGCAGATAGTAGATGACAGAGCAGTATTGCTCCGTTTGCGCGACCCTGAAAGGGTTACAAACGTGATACCCAAGAGCAAAAAGATGTCTAACGACGAGGTTCTTGTTAAGTGGGGGCTAGATGAGGCACTTGTCCTAAAGAACCTAAACATAACTATCCCGTCACCCATTATGAATACTTATAAATGGCCCGGACGGTACACCCCCTTCGATCACCAGAAGGAGACAGCGGGGTTCCTTACCCTACACAAACGTGCATTCTGCTTTAACGAGCAGGGGACAGGTAAAACGGGTAGTGCTATATGGGCCTCTGACTACCTCATGTCTGTAGGTAAGGTAAAGCGAGTGTTAGTAGTATGCCCTCTATCTATTATGGATAGCGCGTGGAGGGCCGATTTGTTTAAGCTGGCAATGCACCGCACTGTTGACATTGCCTATAGTAAGAATGCTGAGAAGCGTAAGGATATTATTGCAAGCGGTGCGGAGTACGTCATCATTAACTACGATGGCATAGCTATTGTCGAGAAGGAGATAGCAGCGGGGGGTTTCGATCTGGTCATTATAGATGAGGCTACCCATTACAAGAACCCGACTACTACTCGGTGGAAAGTACTGAACAGGATACTTAGTAAAGACACTTGGCTGTGGCTTATGACAGGCACCCCTGCAGCGCAGTCACCTATTGATGCTTATGGACTAGCAAAACTAGTTAACCCAAACAACGTACCTAAGTTTGCAAGTAGCTGGCGGGATACAGTGATGACCAAGCTCACTCAGTTTAAGTGGGTACCTAAGAAGGAGTCTACGGAGACTGTCCACCGAGTATTACAACCAGCTATTAGATTCACCAAAGAGGAATGTCTGGACTTACCAGAAATGGTTTACGTAGATAGGGAAGTTCAGCTTACCAACCAACAGACCAAATACTACAACAAGCTTAAGAAAGACATGATCATGTCTGCTGCCGAGCATCAGGTTACGGCGGTGAATGCAGCGGTGAACTTGAACAAACTCTTACAGATATCTTGTGGTGCTGTATATACAGACGATGGCAAGACTTTAGAGTTTGATATAAGCAATCGGTATAAGGTACTGAAGGAAGTTATTGATGAGTCTAGCAACAAGGTCTTAGTGTTCATCCCTTTTAAGCATGTCATTGACGTACTAGAGGAACGCCTTGGGAAAGACAACATATCTACGGGCATTATCCGTGGGGACGTAGCGGTTAACAAACGGACTGACTTGTTTAATAAGTTTCAGACTACGCCTGACCCGCAAGTATTGTTGATACAACCCCAAGCGGCAGCGCATGGTGTAACCCTAACTGCTGCGGATACTGTGGTGTGGTGGGGGCCGACCAGTTCATTGGAGACTTACTTGCAAGCCAACGCCCGTGTACACAGAGCGGGGCAAGTTAACAAGTGTACGGTAGTTCATATGCAAGGCTCTAACGTAGAGAAACACATATACACAATGTTAAGTAAAAGAATAGATAGTCACTCAAGAATACTAGATTTATATAAAGAAATACTTGACTAGTAGACTAATACTAAATATAGTCGGCATCCCCTATAAGGAGCGAGTCATGGATAAGTCAGAAAATGAAGAACAGATAGACCTAGATAAGTTGATCAGGGTCTTCATTAAGATACGGGACAGACGGGCAGTAAATCAAAAAGAGTTTGATACCGAGGACGACAGGCTAAAGAAGCAGCAAGAGGAGATTAAAGCTGCCCTACTTAAGCACTGCGTAGCTGCAAACGTAAGTGGTGCTAAAGCAGAGAGTGGTAGTTTTGCTCGTATTACAAGTACGAACTACTGGGTGTCTGATTGGGAAGCTATGCACACTCTTGTCCGAGATAAGGCTATGCCGGAACTACTTCAGAAGCGTTTGTCGCAGGAAAACTTAAAGACTTATCTAGAAGAGAACCCTAATGCAACTATCAAGGGGTTAGAGACCAACAGCAAATACACTATTTCAGTTAGGAAGGGGAAAAAGTAATGGCAACAAAGTTTAATGCTACGACAGAGGATATGGCAGAAGAGTTTGCTGTATCAATAGCTACCATACGTTTGTGGGTAAAGAACGGACACATACCTAGGAATGCTTACCTGAAAGCGGGTAACACTTACAGGTTTTGTATCGACCTCGCTTACCAATCCTTGCTTGAAGAGGATAAAAGTTCAGAACCACAGTGGGCAGTTGCACCAATGTCTACAGGTGATGAGGGCGTACAAGAGCAATTACGTGCGGTGGGTGAAAGTGAGAGGGTTACTGAAGTAGATAGTGATGAGTATGGACGTACTGGAATTCATGCCCTTGATACAGATGAAGACGTATGAATCGGATCGGTACTAGTAATGGGGTATTTACTGGGCTACCAAAAGGTATTGAAGGTGCATCCCGCGAAGAGATCAACGTAGTCATCCTTGGGGCATCGCCCTTAAGCAGGAACTACTACACTGATAACCTCTTTAGCGATGTGTCCATACCTACTTGCTGGTCTAGTGATTCACAAACCCCATCAGCCAATGTACCTGAAGAATGTAAGCAGTCCGTAAGATGTTTGGATTGTAAGCACGACATATTAGGTAGTGCCGTTAGCGGTGGCAGGGCGTGTAGGTTTTTCCAGAAACTTGCTGTTTCTTTCGAGGGCAGTTTGGATGAGGTATACCAGCTACATGTGTCGGCAGTATCTATATTTGGTAACAAGGGAAGTAGTTTACGGGGGTACAGCAAGTTCTTAAAACAGCACGGTACTGCGGCCTCTACGTTGTTCACAAGGATATATTTTGCGGAAGATGTGGAAGCGCCAAAGTTATTGTTCTACCCTAAGCGCCCCCTTGAAGAAGAGGAAATGAGTATCGTAGTAGAAGTAATTAGTTCAGATGCAGCCATAGCTGCTATGGGCACAGATACCTACGAAGGTATCGACCTGACCGGATCACCTTTCAGTGTTAATGAAAGTGGGTTCACAACAACTTAATTTGGAGTACTAAATTAATGCAAGTAATAAGTGAGAATTTTGCAGTAGCACGAAGTGTAAAAGTTAAATACCCTAAGATAAACAGACCTTATAAGTTTGACGATAAGGAACAACGTACCCTTCCATGTGAAGCTAAGGAGCAAGGTGCGGAATACTTGATGGATATTGAGTTAACCAAAGACCAAGCCAAAGCCTTAAATAAGTTGGCAAAAGCTTTGTATGAGGATCGTCGCAAACCTAAGTGGCCTGAAGATTGCCCTAAACCTTTCAAGATATTAGAAGATGAAGAAGGTAACGAGACTTACGTAGCTAAGGTCAAAAAGAAAGCTGCTTACGATGGGGAGCTTACTGATCCTCCTAGCGTTTTCGATGCAAAGAACGTAGACGTAACGTCACCAGACTTTCCATTGAGTACAGGTAGCACCGCTAACGTAGCATTCACGCTAGTGCCTTACTCAATGAGTACGAACCACGGTGTAACACTAAGGCTACATTCCGTACAGGTAACTAAACTGTTGGCTATAGCTGTCAAGTCACCGTTCTCAGTAGAAGAAGGTTACTCCGCACCAGAAG